TTTACACATTTGTGTATACTGAAAACATATTGGTACCATGGACTTGAATAAGGTAAATATCGAAAAATTACCTGCAGATGTTCGTAAGACCTTCAAGCAGATGCAACTTCTGCTTGCTGAAAAAAAGATACAGAATAAAGCAAAGAATGAGTTCTTGTCTTTTGTCAAATGTATGTGGCCCGACTTTATAGAGGGGTCCCACCACAGACACATCGCAGATAAATTTAATAAATTAGCTACGGGTGAAATAAACCGTCTGATCATTAATATGCCTCCTAGACATACAAAATCTGAATTTGCATCTTATCTTTTGCCAGCATGGATGGTGGGCCGTGATCCAAAGCTCAAGATCATACAGGCAACGCACACGGCAGAGCTAGCCATACGTTTCGGACGTAAGGCCAAAAACCTGATTGACAGTGAGGAGTACGGAAAAATATTTGAGACAAGATTACAAGAAGATAGTAAAGCAGCAGGACGATGGGAAACGCAACAAGGCGGTGAATATTTTGCAGCTGGTGTTGGTGGAGCGATAACAGGTCGTGGTGCTGATCTACTAATCATTGACGATCCACATTCGGAACAGGATGCACTATCACCTACAGCCATGGAGTCTGCATACGAATGGTATACATCAGGTCCACGTCAGCGTCTACAGCCAGGAGGCAAGATCGTACTCGTCATGACACGTTGGAGCACTAAAGATCTGACAGGTATGTTGGTCAAGAATCAATCGGAAGCTAAAGCTGATCAATGGCACGTGGTCGAATTTCCAGCGATCATGGACCACGGATCAAAGGACGCTCAACCTGTGTGGCCAGAATATTGGAAGCTGGATGAGTTGGAAAAGGTCCAAGCAACACTGCCCACGGGCAAATGGAATGCACAATGGATGCAGAATCCGACAGCAGAAGAGGGTGCGATATTGAAACGTGAGTGGTGGATGAAGTATACCGATGAGGATATACCACAATTACATCACGTCATACAATCTTATGATACAGCATTTTTAAAAAAAGAGACAGCAGACTACTCAGCTATCACCACATGGGGCATATTCTATCCTAATGAAGATAGTGGGGCCTGTCTGATATTATTAGACGCCATAAAAGGCAGATACGAGTTTCCAGAACTAAGGCGCTTGGCATTAGAGCAATATAAATACTGGCAGCCAGAATCTGTTATAGTAGAGGCAAAAGCATCAGGTCTGCCACTAACATACGAGTTGAGGAAGATGGATATACCCGTGATCAACTTTACACCGTCAAAAGGAAACGACAAGCATGCACGTGTAAATGCGGTTGCACCTCTGTTCGAATCTGGTATGATATATGCTCCTGAGCAGAAATTCGCAGAAGAGGTTATTGAAGAATGCGCTGCGTTTCCGTACGGGGATCATGACGATCTGGTCGATAGTACGACACAGGCGATCATGCGATTCAGACAGGGCGGTCTGATCGGACACCCTGAGGATTATATCGACGAGAACGTCGAGCAACGTAAAAGGAATTATTATTGATATGGGTATAATTACAAAAGGCATGGGCGTTATCATGAAATCCAAGATGAGAAAAGCTTTCGTCGACAAGCCGACTTTTCCAGGTCCAAACGTTACAAATATTCTAAACAGAGAGATAAAGAAAAAAAGAAAACACAGAGGTCCAGGATATAGGGGATCAGATATTGTCGAGGGTCCTCTCAAGATGCGTAAGGACATGAGAACAGGGGCACAAAAACCTGGCAAGAGCGCTATCGAGATAGATGCAAGAATCAAAAGAGCAACTTTGAGAGATCAAGCAAAAGCCGCGAAGATGCCAAAAGAATATAAAAAGGTAAAATAATGAAGGCAGTTTTGCAATGGGTATTACGAACAATGATGAAGGATCAGACCGGAGTCATGCGAACCCTACCTAAAAAAGATCTAGTTGATTTTAATGTGGCTATGACTGCAGAAAGACTAATGCGTAATGGTGTTGATCCAAATGCATTAAAGAACGCCAATCAGGTAGAGAATGCTCTTAATGCCGTAGAGACTGCAGAAAAAGCAAACTTAGCAAAAAATATCAGAGGTGGAATTGGATCTACAAAATCTGCAAAGATCATGGACCTAGAGGGTAAAGAGATAGACCCAAGATCCAAGATCATGGGAGGCAAACAGTCAGAGACAGAGGCAGAGATCGCTGAAAGATTGAGTAGAGAAAACAAAGAAGGTATTGCTAGAATAAGAGCAGGACAGAAAATGTTAGATGACGCGATCGACAATCAATCACCATCTCTTTCTGGAGATACTAGAACTGATGCAGTTTTGGTTGCAGAGGATCTAGCAGAACGTATGGGTAAAGTCTATGATGACCTCCCAATAAGAGAACAAACAAAACTTTATGATCAAGCATATCAAGGTTTATCAAAACAAAGATTTAAAAATAGAAAAAAGCCAGACGACGCTGACGATCAAGAATCTAGTTACGATGATGGACCAGCGGATTTTGATCCGGATGCTGATGATCCAAATTACGCAACGGGTGGACGTGCAGGTTTCAAAGATGGAATGACCAGAAGAACTTTCTTAAAACTTCTTGGTGGTATGGCAGCTGTGCCTATCGTTGGTAAGTTTTTTAAATTAGCTAAAGTAGGTAAGACTATGAAAGAAGTGCCTATGATCAAAACAGATAATGTGCCTGGTAAACCAGAATGGTTTGATGCACTGGTTAATAAAGTTATTGTTGAAGGTGATGATGTTACTAAAAAATTTGCGACCAAAGAACGTGAGATTGTTCATGCAAAAGAAATCGATAAGGATAACTACGTGACGGTAACACAGGATCTTGATGAAGGTGTTGTTAGAGTAGAGTATGAGAGTCCCACAACCATGTTCGGCGATAAAGTAGATCTTAGATATAAAAAACCTCCACCGGATGAGGGAGACCCAAGACCGGTGGGAGAGTTTCAAACCGAGGAGTCAGGCATAGTCGGCAGAGCACAGGGTCCTGATGATTATGATTTAGAAATAGAGGGTATGTCTGGAAGAGCCATAGAGGATCTGGAATCTGATGTATCCAAACTAAAAGAATATGCGACAGGTAAAAAATTAACGATGAAAGAAATTGTTGAGGCTAAAAAAAGAAAAGATAAAGTTAGATACTATGAAACACCCGAAGGTCAATCGGAGTACGTCGTGCAGAGGCAGGGAGAGGCCGATGATTATTACACAGACGTAGATGACTTTGCATCAGGCGGTATCGCTAGATTGTTAGGAGAATAATGACTCCAAAAGAATATAAACAGATGATGGACTACCTGACTCGATCAGGTATTAGAAAACAAATTAAGTTTGCATCAGACATTGCAAGACCAGATCCAAAACCACAAGTGCAAGAGATAGAATTATTTAACCAGTTTAACAAACGTAATCCACAAGCCGATGGTGGACGGATTGGTTTTTCTAATGGTTCAGATAGAGTTGCTTATAAAAAAATAAATAAATTAACAGATGCTAATAGAGCTAATTTTAAATACCCACCAGACCACAAGTACAAAGTACAAATACCTACAAGAGAAGATCTTGGTGCAGGGAGTTTGCAAACATTTAGTGCTAAAACTAAAAAAGAATTAAAAAAACTAGTAGACAAATCTCCAGTCACATCAATGGATTATACGAAAGGATTAATTAATCCAAAAGATGTCGCTGAAAAATTACCTGAAGGAGCTGTTAAATTTGATTTAACAAGAATAAAAGTTCCAACAGGTATATTCGTTGGAGAAGGAAGAGACAGATCTGAAATATTTAAAATACAAAATTTAGATGGGTCTGGCACTAGATATACTGCTGCTGGTGCAGGTGGAGGACAAAAAAAACTTTATAAATCTATTGAAGAAGTTAAAAAAGCTAAACTTGATTTTGCTCCTGATGAATTTTTTGTGGAATCAGAAACTCCGTCTAAGGGTGGTATAAAAGAAGTAACTTACAAAAACAGAAAAACAGGTGAAAAAAAAGTATTTTATAAACCTAGAGTAGGACCAGAGAAAGCTACTATACCTGGTAGAGGCGCTGAGACAAAAGAAGAAGCACAAAAATTTGTTGATGATTATTTTAAAAAAAATCCAATTGTACACCCAGCAAAAAGAGAACTTGATATAAAATTAAGAAATTTATTTGATGATTCAAGAATTAAAAAAATTTTAAGAACAGGTAGACCTTCTAAGAAAGATTTAGATATCGTAAAAGATATTCTTGGTGGCACAGATAGACAAGCACAAGAAAAACTAGCTCAACTAGCAGATGCTGTTGATCCAAAAGGACAAAGAACCATTGATGGTATTTCAAAAATAGATGGTAAAAAAGCAAAAAACATTTTTAATTTTCATAAGACAAAAGACATTGCAAAAGAATTAGAGGATATAGCGATTGGAAAATCTGTTGGAGAGAGTCCTTTAGGTTCTTTTAGAGCCAGTGTTCAATCTTCAATTCCAATGAAAGGTGGTATCCAAGGTTATAGTGTGGACGAGGCTAAAGCTAGAGCTAGTTCTGTCAGATTAAATAGTAAACCTTATTCTATTTTTGGACAGGTTATAGCAGGAGATATTAATCAAGGACCTAAACAGACCTTTGATGCGAACCTATCTATATTTGAAGAACAAGTAAAAAAAGCAATTAAAAATAATCAAGATCCAACACAGGCAATAAGAAAATATAACAAAAGAGCTGCAGAGGCTGAAGCCGAGGCTAATCAATACAAATCTAGAAATACAAAGAAAGTTTATTTTCCAAGAATAACAACTGACTCACCTGACATAGCAATTAAAAATAAATCTGCTTACACTAAATATAAAAAATTTTTTGATAAAAATTACGCACAACAAGGATATTCTTTTGTCATACCAAAAGATTTACAACCACTGCCAAGTCTGGCCGCAGATCTAAAAGATAAAAACAGTTCTACATACAAAAATATGATCAAACAGATTAAAGATGTTGGTAGAAAATTTATTAAAAACATAGATCAATATGATGAAAAAGAATTGTTTCGAAAATTACAGAACAATCCTAACTTTAATAAGATCAGAAGATTAATGCCAAGACTGGCCTCTTTAGAAGATGATTTTACAGGACCAGGAGGTTTTCCATTAACTGCAGGTTTTGATCCTAACATTGGGATTAAATCAATAGAAGAGGATACCTTTGCAAGAAGAAATCCAATTACTACAGGTGCAGGATTATCAGCAGCTGGTACAGCTGCTGTTTTAAAAGCAACAGGCACACCAATTAAAACTGCATTAGGAAAAGCTATTAGGGGTGCTGGCACACCAATAGCTGGTCCTATCTATGCAGGATTAAATATTGCTGATAAGATAAAATCTGGTTCAAGCGTAACTGATGCAGTTATAGATCCTATAACAGGTCTAGAATTATCTTTTCCTGGTTTGTTCAAAGAAAATTTAAAAAAACTTACAAGCAACCCAACAGCACAAAAAATTTTAGGTTTAGGTAAATTTGGTAGAGCCTTAACACCGATAGGAGCAGGTATTACAGCAGCTGGTCTAGGTATTGATGCAGCAAAATTTACTAGAGATAGAATCAGAGAATTACAAGCAATGACACCAGAGCAAAGACAACAGTTAAGAGCCGAACAATCTGCTCTTGCATTTGAAGGTGCGAGAGATGGCGGATTGATTGGTAAAAAATCAGGCCCACCACCGATATCAGGACCTACTCCACATGGAGACGAGGGGTTGCCAGGTATCTTTAAACGTGTTAAGAAAGGATAGGAGTATTAAATGGCAGATATAGATAAATCGCTCCCCAACACTCGTTCAAAACTTGAGATTCCCTCAGAGGAGGAATTACAAGAAGAACAGGTTGAACTTGAGGAAGCAAAAGCAGAACAAAAACCTATCGAAGTCACGCCCGAAGAGGACGGCGGTGTAACACTAGACTTTGAACCAGGATCAATTAATGTGCCTGGAACCGAATCACACTTTGATAATTTAGCAGAACTTTTACCGGACGATGTGCTTGAACCGATTGGTATGGAGATGGCCCAAAATTATATGGATTATAAAACATCCAGAAAAGAATGGGAGCAAGGATACATACAAGGTTTAGATCTTTTAGGATTTAAATATGAAAACAGAACAGAACCCTTTCAAGGAGCATCAGGTGCAACGCACCCAGTGATGGCAGAGGCTGTTACACAATTCCAAGCACAAGCGTATAAAGAATTACTACCAAGTGATGGACCAGTAAGAACACAAATCATTGGCACAAAAAATGCTGCAACAGAACAGCAAGCAACACGTGTTAAAGATTTTATGAACTATCTTATCATGGATCAGATGAAAGAGTATGAAGCAGAATTTGATTCTATGTTATTTCATTTACCACTTGCAGGTTCTACATTTAAAAAAGTTTACTATGATGTAAACATGGGACGAGCTGTATCTAAGTTTGTTCCAGCGGATGAATTAATCGTTCCGTATACAGCTACCTCATTAGATGATGCGGAAGCGATTATTCATACAGTTAAAATTTCTGAAAACGAATTAAGAAAACAACAAGTGTCTGGTTTTTATAGAGATGTAGAGTTGGGACCACCAGGAACAGACACAAACAATGAACTTGCAAAAAAAGAACGTGATCTCGAAGGAAGTAAAAAAACTGGAAGGAACGAGCCAGTCTATACTTTGTTAGAGTGTCACGTTAATCTAGACTTAGAAGGTTTTGAAGAAGTCGGTGCAGATGGACAACCGACTGGAATAAAATTACCTTACATCGTAACTGTTGAAGAAGGTAATAGGAAAGTTCTTTCTATTAGAAGGAACTATGCGCCCGATGATCTAAAGAAAAATAAAATCCAATATTTTGTCCACTTCAAATTTCTGCCAGGACTAGGATTTTATGGCTTTGGACTCATTCATATGATTGGCGGATTGAGTCGTACGGCAACGGCGGCTCTCCGTCAATTGTTAGACGCAGGTACCCTATCAAATTTACCAGCAGGATTTAAACAAAGAGGTGTAAGAGTTAGAGATGAAGCATCTCCAATACAGCCAGGTGAATTTAAAGATGTTGATGCACCGGGTGGATCATTACGTGATGCATTCTTTCCACTACCATACAAAGAACCATCTCAAACATTATTAAATCTTTTAGGTATTGTTGTTAACGCAGGGCAAAGATTTGCAGCGATTGCTGATATGCAAGTAGGTGATGGTAATCAAGCAGCAGCTGTAGGAACAACTATCGCATTATTAGAACGTGGTTCAAGAGTAATGTCTGCAATACACAAAAGATGTTATGCAGCGATGAAAAAAGAATTTAAATTATTAGCAACGGTGGTTTCACAATATCTACCACCAGAATATCCTTATGATGTTGTAGGTGGTGCAAGAAATATTAAACAGGCTGACTTTGATGACAGAGTTGATGTAATACCGGTTGCAGATCCAAATATTTTTTCTATGTCACAGAGAATCACACTCGCTCAAACACAATTACAAATCGCTAGTGCAAATCCACAAGCACACAACATGTATCAAGTTTATAGAGGTATGTATGAAGCAATTGGTGTAAAAAATATTGATGCGGTTCTACCACCACCTGCACCAAACATGCCTATGGATCCAAGTTTAGAACACATTAATGCTTTAGCCGGTAAACCTTTTCAGGCTTTTCCTGGTCAAGATCACAGAGCACACATCACAGCTCACCTAAATTTTATGTCGACTAACATTGTCAGAAATAATCCTGCGGTTATGGCAGCGATACAGAAAAATATATTAGAACACATCAGTCTGATGGCTCA